TGGTCACCAACTACTAAGGGTAAGACCGACTTAGTTATGGCGCTCTGGTTCTGTGAGATTAGAGCAAGAGAAATGCTCAACTACGGTAGCTATGCCACCCACCATTTAAAGAATCCGTTTTTATCAACAGCAGAAAAGCGTAAAAGAATTGTCGTCAACCTAGACGAACTATTCGCACAAAAAGACAAGACCTTCATCTAAGGAGACAGCAATGCCAATGAACAAAAAAGTAGCAGCAAAGGCTAAGCCAAAAGATCTCAACGATTTTCTTAAAGAAGGCAAGCGTCCTCCAAGCAAGAATAAGAAGATACCTTCAGATGCCGATGTAATTATCAAGGGTTACAACGACAAGAAGACTTTGTCTAAAAATAAAAAGAAGTAAGGAACCCCATTGTTAACAGCCAAAGAAGTTAATGCGAAGTTAGGTCGTTTGCAGACCAAGTTTGCATCACGCGACCAACGTATGCGCGACGTTCTTTCCGTGCGTCAAGGTGACCTTTCTAAAGTCTTTCCTTCGATGTTCTCAGAGGATTACCCAAAGCCTCTAGTCGCTAACTTCATTGACGTTGCAGCACGTGACCTAGCAGAAGCTATGGCTCCTATGCCATCATTTAACTGCTCTGCTACCAATATGGTTTCAGATGCACAACGCAAGGCTGCTGATATCAGAACACGTATCGCTAACTTCTATGTAACCTCATCTGACTTGCCTATCCAAATGTATCAAGGTGCTGACTGGTATAACACCTACGGTTCAATGGCAGCAATCGTCGAACTAGATTACGAAAGCAACAATCCACGTATACGCCTTCTAAATCCTTTCGGCGTCTATCCGGAAGTGGATCGTTTCGGACGCACGGTATCTCTAACCCAAGTTACTAATATTGATACTGAATCGCTAGCAGCGCAGTATCCAGAATTTGCTCAGCAAATTCTTGCTCGTGAGAACTATCAACCTGGTAGCCCTTATATAACTATGGTTCGCTACCACGATGCAGAACAAGATTTAATCTACTTACCAGAGCGTAAGAACTTAACACTAGCTCGTGTGCCTAACCCAATCGGTAAGTGCCTAGCACGTGTTATCACACGTCCATCACTAGATGGTGAAGCACGTGGTCAGTTCGATGATGTGCTATCAGTTCAATTAGCACGTGCTCGTTTTGCTATCCTTCAGATTCAAGCCGCAGAAAAATCTATCCAAGCACCTATTGCTATCCCACAAGATGTGCAAGAACTTGCTCTTGGACCAGATTCAATTATGCGTTCATCACAACCACAAAACATTCGTCGTGTTGGGCTAGACCTACCACCAGGAGTCTTTACAGAATCTGGTGTGTTAGAGCGTGAACTACGTATGGGTGCTCGTTATCCTGAATCACGTTCAGGACAAATTGACGCATCTGTTGTAACAGGTCGCGGAGTTCAAGCGCTACAAGCAGGCTTTGATACACAGATTAAATCAGCACAGGCAATGTTTGCACGTATCTTCGGTGAACTAATCTCTGTCTGCTTTGAACTAGATGAAAAACTATTCCCAACCGTTACCAAGACTATTAAGGGAACCGATGACGGAAATCCATTTGTCCTTAAATACATCCCAGGCAGGGACATTAAGGGAGAATACGGAGTTGATGTCCGTTATGGCATTATGTCTGGTATGGATCCTAACCGAGCAATCATTGCGCTCCTACAGATGCGTAGCGATAAGCTCGTCAGTCGCGACTATGTCCGTCGTGAAATCCCAATGGACCTAAACGTAACCCAAGAAGAACAGCGAGTAGACATTGAAGAAATGCGTGATTCTCTCCGCGTTGCTGTTGCTCAGTATGCACAAGCTATACCGGCACTTGCAGCGCAAGGACAAGACCCTTCTCAAATCGTTACCCGCATTGCGGGTGTTATCCAGGGTCGTCAAAAAGGACTCTCACTAGAAAATATTGTGGAAAAGGTATTTATGCCTGAACCGCAACCTCAAGCACCAGAAATGATGCCAGGTGCTCCACAGCAAATTCCAGCAGTAGGTGCGGCCCCCGGTCCTGCCTCGCAGCAACCTCCACAAGAACAACCTGGTTCGGCCCCTGCTGCTGGTCAACGTCCCGACATCGCTTCATTACTCGCCTCTATTGGCGGCGCAGCATAACTAAGGAGGTGCAATATGAACAAAGGATCACACGCTCCAGCTCCAGTTCAACCAGTAAAGGTTGATACAAAAGCAGGATCTGTTAAAGGTGGCAAGGTAGACTTCGGCTACGCTCCAGCAGGTCGCAAAGGAACAAAGGCATAAATGTTATTGATGGGAGCACTGGGCTATGAAAGATAATCGTATTGATCGCCCAGTGCATTCCTCAGATTTTCTAGCAGTGCTCGCAGGTTTTGCACATAACCTCGCACAGTCAGTTGAAGTATTAACATCAGAATTATATGAAATAGCAATTTACAATTCAAACCACCGCACCAAAGTAAATCGTGCGTGGGAAGATATGACTCAAGATTTAGAGAGCTTAGGAGAGGAACAAGATGGCTAATCCACTAGTCGGACCATCAGGTCCTGGTGCTTTTTCTAAGCGCACAGATGTAGGAACACCTGAAATGAAATTAGGTTCAATCGCATACGGCGAAGGTAAAGACACTGCTGCTATTAAAGCCGGTGCTCCGCTTGCTAAGACAGGCGATGTAACGCCGTCACAAGCACCTGAAGTTCCAATGGCTCAAGAACCAGTAACTTCATTATTTGCTCCATCACAACGCCCAGATGAACCAGTAACTACTGGCGTTGATGTTGGTGCTGGCCCAGGATCAGAAGCACTTATGATGGCTAAGCCTGCTGACAAGTTATCAGATACTTTGGCTCTTTTGCTTCCATATGACACAACTGGCGAAATAACAATTCTTTACCAGGACGCTTTAGCAAGAGGTAACTAGTGCGCTACCAAAATTTAAATGTAGCTGCTGAGAAAGCAAATTTAAATCCTACGCAAAAGCAACAAGTGGAAACACTTTCATCTTTATTGGATACCCATAAGAATCTTCTTGACCTGCCTGAAAAGCAAGCACAACAAAAGTATGCAAATATGCCTGAAGACCAACAAAGGGCTTTAGTAGATACATTTGGTAATGAGCCTGATAAACCCAAAAGAGGTTTTTTTGAAAACGCTGCTAGATATAGCGGTGCTTACTGGGCTTTAAAAGCCTTAAACAAAGTTGCTCAAACTACAGATCGCGCTTTTAGAACTGGTGTAATTGCTTTAGAAGAAACTAATATTCCTGGCGTTATTTCTGGTGATAAAACACGTGGTATTACAAAGGTAAGCGAGGCTTGGAAAGTTGCTGGCGAAACTGGCGAACTAGTATTCAACCCATCTCGTATTGAAAAGGCTAAGAAAAAATACGGAGAAGAACGTATTGCTGTCGCTATCAAGGCAGATTCTGGTATGCCTCTTGATGAGATTCAAGCAACCGGAACTCCTGCTGAGCAGAAGATTGCAGCCGAAGCCGCTCAAAATAGAGATCCATTATTTCAAGATGCAATTGATTCTGTTAAAGCCGCAAAGTATTCTCCAGGACGCTTATTAGCAAACGCCCTTCTTCCTGAGTCTTTAGAAGGTTCTGGCTTTTTATATAAAGGCATATCCGGCACTGCCGATGCTACCTATAGAATATACACAGATCCAACCTTGTTTCTTGGTAAAGCAAAAAAGGCTTATGACGTAGCAAACTATGCCTTAATTAAAATAGTAGGCAGTCCACAAAATGTAGACAAAGTATTTAGAAACCCAAGTGTTGTTAAATTCTTTGATACTTACGGATCTGAATTAGAAAAACTTTCAGTTGCTCGTGGTGCAAAAGATATTAAAGCAGCTACAGAAGCATCAACTATGCTTAAGCGTATTGCTCCTGAGTTTGGTCCTGTAGCCGTTGATGAGTTTATTAAAGCTGGTGTTAAGAATGCCGCTACTGCTAAGAATTATTTAGCAAACCACGCAGACGTTGCGGCAATTCTAAAAGGACAACCTGCTCGTAGCACACCTTTAATTCCTCGTTTAGATGCAGCGCGTCGCGCCCGTGTTTCTTTATTTACTGCCGCTGATAAGCGTT